CGCATGGCTATTTCGTGGGAGCAGATAAAGGAAGCTGTGGGCAAGGCGCTGCTGCCTTCGTTTGAACGGCTGACTGCGTTCGTGGTGGAAAAGCTGGTGCCTGCGTTTCAGGACTGGTGGCAGCGCAATGGGCCACAGGTTGAAGAAGTGCTGCGCAAGATTGGTGACACTGCGTACACAATCGCTACCGAATACCTGCCGCCACTGGTTCAAGCCGTGCGCGACTTGGTTGACGACGTAAAAGACTGGTGGGCTGAGCAAGAAACGCTTCAAGGTTGGTTGGACAAGCTGCAGGAATGGTTGAAAGAAAACCCTGACAAGGTTGTCAACCTGGCTACTGCGTTTCTTGCTTTGGCTGCTGGCATCAAGGCGGCAATGGTCATTAGCAGCTTTGTTAGTTCAATTCAGCTGCTGATTGGTTTCCTGTCTGCTGGCGCAGGGTTGGTGGCTGGCATGGTTGCCGTGGCCTTGGGTTTGGGTTACGCGTGGGAATGGGTCACCACGAAGCTGCTTGATTCTGAAAACGTGCTGCTGCGCATCCTTGGGCACCTTTATAACATTGGTGGTTTTCTGAACCCTGCCATTGGCCTTCCTAGGCTTGCGGTACGGCAAATTGGAAGCCTGTTCGCTGGCGCTACTGGTGGCGTTGTGACGCGTCCAACGCTTGCCATGATTGGTGAAGCAGGACCAGAAGCAGTGGTGCCGTTGTCAAGTGCTCCTGGCGCAAGCCCACTGGCGAACGGTATGGGCGGCAACGTCACTATAAACGTCAGCGGAGCCATTGACCCTGTTGGGGTCGCTGACCAAATTGCGCGCATTCTGAACCAGCGTGGCTACCGGAATGGGCGTGCCGCGTGACGTTCACAGTGTCAGTAGAGCTAAACGGCACAGCCATTGAAGACGTCACGCTTGAAGGCGTAACGATTCGGTACGGCAGGCAGACTGCGTATGACCAGCCTGACCCCACCACGTGCAGCATCAGGCTTGTGCGTGACAGCACGCTTGGCACAGTCAACGTCAACGACGTGGCTATTGGTTCGACGTTGCGTGTGGCTGTGACCCCACAAGGGCAAACGGAACAGCGTCGCTTCTTCGGCATTGTTACTGACGTCAGCGCTGACAATGAAACAGTGACCATTGCCGGCACGGCTACTGGTCTTTATTCCATGCGCCAGCTGACGTACATAGCGCCTGGCTACAACGTCTATGATTCCAACGCTGCTGACGCTTTGGCTGCCGCTTACGTGCTTGCGTTGGGTGCGTTCATTCCTGATGTCAATAACAAACCAAGCCGTTTCCCTGACCTGTACGCAGAAGCGTATTCAGGCCAGTACCTAAACATTGCTTACAAGTTCAACGCTTTAGACGAACTTGACCTAGGCACCGTCATGGGAGACGCAGCCGCTGCGACCATTGGTGGCGTGCTACGCGAAAACATGTTGAAAGTGGCAGGCAAAGAAAACATTGCTGTGACGCTTGCCAGCTACAAGGAACGCGAAGACTTGACAGCTGACGTCACGCTGACCAGCAGCGAAGTCACGTTGACTGACTGGCAGGCTGCGCGGGAGCTTGGGTCATACGCCACGGCACAGACTGTCAGCTACGTGGGACCCTACAACTACGTTGCGCAGGACTTCGACCAACCTGGCGAAGCCACACGCGAAAGCGACCTGATTGACACGTTTGGGCCTTTCACTAGGTCGCAAAGCCTGCCGATGACTAGCGGCACCGAAGCTGCTGCGCTGTGCCTGTTCAACATTACGTGCACTGAATGGCCTGGCTGGCTGCTTGACGTCACGTTGCCGTTGGCGTCAATGACAGCAGCACGCCAGGTCACCATTTGCACCAACGCTTTGGTTAGCAAGTGCTGGCACACACCTTCGCTGGCTACCGGCCTGCCGACCAAATGGTTTTGCGAGGGTTACACAGAAACAATTAGCCGCAACGATTGGGTTATGGCGCTCCGGCTTAGCGACACTGCTAGCAGTGGCGTGGGCCAGCAGTGGAACCAAGTTACTGCAGGCCTTATTTGGAATAACGTGGACGCAACCACACGGTGGGTCGACTTGAAAAACGAGGACTTGTAATGGCTGGCACCACAACCAAAATGGGTATTCAGTACCCCACTGGTACTGATTACGTCAAGGATGGCGCTACCGCCATGCAGACATTGGCAACGAACGTTGACAATAAGTCTGGCCTTGTATTCATCAAGTCGCAGGCTGTCGGTGCTGGCGTCACCACTGTCACTGTCAACGCAGCTTTCAGCACCAATTTTGACAACTACCGAATTATTTACATGGGCGGTAGCGCGTCAACGTTTTCTGACTTGTGGCTTCGACTTGGCGTCACTGCCACTGGTTATTACATGGGTGGTTCTTTCACTGCCTACAACGCTGGTGCTGTCACAGCAGTAAGCACAGGCCTTGCCGCCCAATGGACTTACTCTGGCATTGGAGACCCTGCCGGAAATGCTTTGTCTGTAGACGTCTTTCAGCCTTACCTTGCCGACCAAAGTGGCATCGCTTCGTCATTCTTCAGTCTTGGGAATACGCGTGTGGGTGGCGCTGTGTATGGCGTCCTAAACAATACGACTAGCTACACAGCGTTTACGATTCTTGCTTCCGCTGGCACTATCACTGGCGGCACTATTCGCGTTTATGGCTACAACCAGTAGGGGACCATGGAAGACGTTTGGACAGAAGCGGAGCTAATCGAAGCGTACCCATTGGGCAGCGTTTTCGTGCAGGTTGACGATGACGTGGAACCCATGCCGGAAGCGGAATGGGAAACGTGGATTGCAGGCCAGGTCGGCATGCCGAAGCATCCTGTGGGAGCTGTTGAAGGATGACTATTGTGAACGTTCAGAAGGCTGTGTTGCTTGGCCTTGGCCTGGTTGCTGTGTGCGTCCTTGGCGTAGCTGGCGTGCTGCCTAGCGAAGCTGTGAGTGGCGCACTAATGACAGTGCTTGGCTATGTGGCTGGCAATACCGTTGGAGCCAAGGGCGCGCAGCCGATTACGCCAGTAGTGGGCAAGAAGACTGACGATGGCTGACGTGTGGTCACGCCAGCAGTGGGGCGCCCGCCTACCGAAGCAGCGTGTGCCGTTGACCCCACCACAGACAATGGCTGTGATTCACCACACAGTCAGCGCGTGGCCTGCGAACGTCGACCAGGCAGCCGCCACATGCCGGCAGATTCAGGCCTACCACATGGACACGCTGTCATGGGCTGACATTGGGTACAGCTGGCTTATCGGTGCCGGCACCGTCTTCGAAGGACGTGGTTGGGGTATCGCGCAGGCAGCGCAGGAAGGGTACAACAGCACGGCTATTAGCTTCGCTGTGATTGGGGACGGCACACAGCGCGAGGCGTCGCCAGCTGACATTGACGCTGTGGCGGCTGCGATTCGTGGCGGCATCGCTCTTGGGCAGCTGCCGACTGACGTGCCGATTGTGGCGCACCGAGACTTGAACGCAACGGCTTGCTGTGGGGACTTCATCGTCGCGCAGCTAGACGCAATCAGACAGAAAGTGTATGGGGAACCTGTGACGCCTACTGAACAGACTGTGGCTGCCATGTATCGGCTCTGGTGCCTGCGCGAAGGCGACCCTGGTGGCATCGCCTATTGGGCTGGCCTGTTGGATTCCGGCGGCATTGACAAGCAGTCGCTTGCGTTGCGCATGCTGGTCGACGAAGGCTGGCAAGCCATGGTGAACCGCACTGGTGGGCCTGCGTAAGCGAGGGTAGTTGCAAGCGTGGGCTTGGGTCGCTACCGTGGTGGCTGCCAGTAGTACCCAACGAAAGGTTGCCCAATGCCCATGCTTCACGCTCCCAAGTACGACCAGCCGCAAGTCATGGCTGAAATGCGCGACGCTTGCGAAGAACTTACCGGCGCTATTCGTCGCATGACTGCGCGTGCCCAAGTCGGCAACTACGCAGAAGCACGTGACCACTTGGCTATCGTGCGCGCCTACGTCAAGTTGTTGGAAGACAACGCTGACATTCTTCGTGGCGAATGGGCTGACCAGTGAAAGCCGACCACGTAGCCGACTTGGTACGCGAAGTCTTCGCAGAACGCGAAGCTGACTACTTGATTGACACACTGTTTCTGGCGCACAGCGCCTACGGTGACGACTACCACCAGAAGGCGCAAGAACTTCTGGTTTACTACTGCCAGAACGTCTTGAACGCACGTGCCGTGCTGCAGAACGTTGTTAGCGGCTGTTGGGTCCTTGACAACCTTGCTGGTCAAGGCAAGCCGTCACTGTTCACTGACGCACTGAACAGCTGCGCTGACGCACTGTTGGAACAGACACTTGGTGACGAAGACAAGTTGCGTGGTGAGTCATGACCATTGTGACCTTGCGTGTCATCGTTTCGTTGTTTGTGGTCGGTGGCTTCGCTTTCCTTGTGGGCTTCCGTATGGGGTCACGTGACCAGCGGAGCCGCCAGCTGTCAGCGTTGGTTGACCAGCTGTTGGGATGGGAAGACAAGCCATGACCACACGCCATTTCTACATGCGTGCTGATCGCAGCAAATGGCCTTTAGCTGGCCTTGAACATGTCCTAGCCGTGGACGTGGACAACGACACGTTGGCTGGTGCGCGTGCGTGCTACCGGCAGCTTCGTGCCAAGTGGCCTGCGCAGGAAGCTAGGGCTGCGACGCTTGCCATTCTGCGTTGCGGCACGAAGTCTGAAATTCAGCTGGTGACGTGGCCTAGGCACCCACAGCTGTTCGGTGCCGCCCATGATTAGGGTGCTGTCCTTCGGTGCTGGCGTGCAGTCCACCACGCTGCTGCGCATGATCCTTGCTGGCGACCTGCCAGCCGTTGACCACGTGGTTTTCGCTGACACAGGTTGGGAAATGCCTGGTGTGCTAGAGCACGTCGAAACAATGAAGCAGCTGACGGAAGCTGCTGGCGTGCCCTTCCACGTGGTACGCAACGGCAACTTGCGCGAAGACATGGTTAGCGGTAGACGCTTCGCTGCCGTGCCGTTGCACATTTACAACCAGGCCGGCCAAAAGGCCATGGGTCGCAGGCAGTGTACGCATGAATACAAGCTGGTTCCGATTCAACGGAAGGTGCGCGAGCTTGCTGGCGTGGCGCCTCGCCAGCGTCCTAAAGGCGTGCTGGTGGAACAGGTCATTGGCATTTCGTGGGACGAATCCCACAGGATGCGTGACCCTTACAAGCCGTGGCAGGTCAACGACTACCCACTAGTCACAGCACGCATGACACGCGCTGACTGCATCAAGTGGAACGAAGCCAACGGCTTCGGCAGGCCACCTAGGTCAAGCTGCATTGGTTGCCCATACCACAGCCAAGACGAATGGCGGCACGTCAAGTCAATACCGGAAGCATGGCAGGACGCGTGCGAGGTAGACGACGCGCTACGCAGCGAAGAATTGCGACACAAGTTCTTTGATGGGCGCGCTTACCTGCACCCAAAGCGAATCCCTTTGCGGCAGGTTGACTTGCGAACGCCAGAAGAACAAGGCCAAGGGACCTTGTGGGAAGGCGAATGCGAAGGCATGTGTGGCCTATGAAAGCCCTTATTGCCGCAGGCTTGTGCTTGTGGGCTGCGCTGCTAATCGCAGCGTGGCTTGCGTTCACTGACGAACCAGAAAGGCCAAGAGCCCATGTCGAAGAAGCCAGCGAAGACAGCGCATACCAGCCGCCAGCCAGCACAACCAGCACGACGAAGGGTCCTAGTCCTGCAAGCGAACGGCAAGAAGCGACTGGTATGGGAAGACATGCCGGCAGCGACCTAGATTGGCTCCGGCAGCTGGTCGCTGACGCCTTCCCTGACGACGTTGCCACAGCCTTCCGCATCGTGGAATGCGAAAGCGCATGGGACCCCAACGCCAGGTCAGCCACGAATGACAGTGGCCTGTTTCAGATAAACGACGTGCACACGCTGCCAGGTGGCGTCGCTTATGGGGTCAACCTGTTCGACCCTGCCGAAAACGTGGCAGCAGCCCGACGCCTATGGGAACAGCAAGGCTGGCACCCATGGGCTTGCTACTGAAAGGAACCCATGCCCACGCCATTCGATTACGTAGACGTAGCCACACGGCTGCAAGAAGCATTCAAGAAGTACCCTGACCTTCGCATTCAAGAGAAGCAACCAGTGCTGGTCGAAGCCGGCACAGGCCTGTTCGTTGAAGTCGCTGTCACTATTTGGCGGCACGACGAAGACGAGCACCCATGCGTTGCACACGCGTGGGAGCCGTACCCTGGCAAGACTGGCTTCGTCAAAGATTCCGAAATGATGAACGCCAGCACCAGCGCTGTCGGTAGGGCTTTGGGCTTGATGGGCTTCGGTGCGAAAAAGTCCATTGCTAGCGCTGACGAAGTGCGCACAGCGCAGGCACGTCAGCCGCAATTTGAGTCGCCAGGCACGCAGCAGAAACGGTACAAGGACGAAACGTGGGCTGCGCAGCAGCGTGCCTACGAAGCGCAGCGTGCCGCCAAAGCGACGGAAGCGAAGCCGGAGCGTGCTACCGGCACTGGTGCTCCCACAGACAAAATGCTGCGCTACGCACACGCTCTGTTGAAGGGCGCGAACAAGGACGCAGCAGACTTCGACCTGACCACGTTCGACGGCTGCCGTGCTGCCATTGAACAGCTGAAAGCAGAAGCAGCCACAGCAGAAGAGCCCTTCTAATGCTGGTCGGCAGCCTCTTTAGCGGCATCGGTGGAATTGACCTAGGCCTAGAACAAGCCGGCATGAAGGTCGCATGGCAAGCAGAAAACGACCCTTACTGCTGCCGTGTCCTGGCAAAGCATTGGCCTGACGTACCGAACCTAGGTGACGTCACACAAGTCGACTGGTCAACAGTGCCAGCCGTAGACGTATTAGCTGGCGGCTACCCATGCCAGCCGTTCAGCCTCGCGGGAGCCAGAAAGGGAACCAATGACCCACGCCACCTATGGCCTTACTTCGCTGACGCCATTCGCGTACTTCGACCACGATGGGTGCTGTTGGAAAACGTCGCAGGCCACCTTACCCTTGGGTTTGGGGACGTCCTCGCCGACCTGGCCGCGGCAGGGTATGACGCGGAATGGCAGTGCATACCAGCTGCAGCGTTTGGTGCCCCACACAAACGCGACAGGCTTTGGGTATGTGCCTACCCCACGCAGCCAGAATGGCGAAGCCAGGAATTCCAAGGCGTGGCTGCGCGAACAGGGACCACAGAACCTAGAAAATTGGGTGGCACGTGGCCTGCCGACGTTTCCGACCCCAACAGCCCACGATGCCAAAGCCAGTGCGCCAAGCCAGCTGAAACGGAACAGCTTGGGCCTGACAGACATGGCACGGCACGGCACGTGGCCTACCCCAACAGCGAGGGACGCCACGCCACGTGGTCAGCAAGCCCAAAGGTATTCGGACCCCAAGCGCAGCAACGACTTGCCAGACGCGTTAGCAGCAGCTGGCGACATTGGGCCACTGAACCCACAGTGGGTCGCGTGGCTTATGGGATACCCAACAGATTGGAGCAGCTGCGAGGACTAGGAAACGCAGTCGTCCCACAAATCGTCCACTACCTAGGCGAACTAATCATAGAAGCAGACAATGCGTGACCTACCTGACCCCAACAGCTTCACCGACCCTGTAATCAGCGAACGGCACTTTCAACGGCTGGTCATCGAACTAGCGAAACGCAACGGCTGGCTGGTTTTCCACCCACTGACCAGCCAGAAGCGTGGCGCATGGTCAACCTACCAGTCAGGCCATAAAGGGTTCCCTGACCTGGTGCTTTGCCATCCTGACAGGCACACACTGTTTGTCGAATTGAAGACGCAGAAAGGCAAGGTCAGCAAAGAACAGCAACGGTGGGCTGACGCCTTGTACCAGGCAGGTTCCGTTTACCGGCTTTGGCGACCCTTGGACTGGCCTGCAATCAAGCAGCACCTAACCAACCCTGACCAGCCGACATGACCTGCGGAACCCTTGCCGGCTACCGGCAGCACCGAACCAACGGCACCAACCCATGCCAACCCTGCGAACGTGCCTACACACGCTTGTACGGCAAAGACGAACCACGCGCTGACGGCAAACCAGTGCCGGCGTACAACCCTGCCAGCCACGTCGCCTACGAAGAAGAAGCCGGCAGGATGCGAGGCCAACGCATTCACTGGCTAATCAGAACAGGCCAGTCAATCTGCGGCACAGCAGCTGGCTACCGGAAACACATGCAAGACAAAGAACGACCCTGCCGACCCTGCACACGTGCCTACCAAGAAGACAGAGAAGCAGAACGCCTACGCCACCTAAGGAAGCAGTAATGGCACGCGAACAACTAACAGACACCTGGCACCAAACGCTGCCAATGACCATGCAAGCAGAGCTAAACGAAGCCGCTGACGTCCACGCCAGCAGCCTTCGACGTGGCGAAAACATTGACTTCATCGTCAACGAAACCTGGTATGACGACGACCCCAAGAGCGGCACCGTTTGCTACGCCATGCGGCACCCACACGGCAACGGTGGCTTCCGCAGCTACGAAGAAGCCGAAGAAGCCTGCAAAGCACTGTTAGCCGACCCTGTACGCCAAGCATCAACCAGGCTTGACGTAGCCATTGCCATACGCACCAGCTACACAGCCGCTGACGGCAACAAGCGTGGCGTCAGGTATTCAAGCAAGCCAGTACGCAAGCACGAAATGCCGATGCCCACACGCTTTGCACAGCTTATGAACAAGCTGCGCACAGCCGTAAAGAAGGCAGACAGTGCGTAGAAGCGTCAGCCCTAAGAAAGTCACAGGCCAATTCGCGAGGCTCCCACACGCAGCCATTGATGACCTAGCCGACCTGACAGCCATAGGGTTACTGGCCTACCTAGAACGACTGCCACCAGGCAAACCATTCAGTCGCGAACAGGCCTGCAAGAAGTTCAAGCAAGGCAGGACAGCCATTGACCACGCCATGGACTTACTACAAGCCAAAGGGTACGTGCACTACGTCAAGAAGCAGCTGGCTGACGGCAAGCACGTAACCCACGTGTACCACAGCATTACGCCAGCCACGTTCGACCGGAGCCAGCACCCAAGTGCCCACATACCGACTGCCGGAAAACCGACGGTCGGTAAACAGCAGACTGACCCTGCAAACGTTGTCAATTTCCGACGGTCGGTAAACCAGCAGCTAAAAGAACTAGATGTAGGTACTAGATACCTAGAACGTTCTGCTGACATACCTACTGGCAGGCTCCCATGCCCTCGCTGTAATGGGCACAGCCCAAAGGACTGCGAACGATGCGACGAACAAGGACACGTGGCAGCTAATGGGTAGCTTGTACCAATCAGCCGAATGGGCAGCCCTACGCAGACAGCTGCTGACCCCAACCAGCCAATGCCACTGGTGCGGCAGCCAAGCCACCACACTTGACCACTTAGTTGAAGTCGACCGTGGTGGCGAACAGCTTGACCCTGCCAACCTTGTGCCGGCCTGCAAACCATGCAACAGCCGACGTGGAGCCCAATACAAAAACGCTAAGTACGGCAGCCGACGTGGCAACCCACATGACACACAGCTGCTGCACGAAGTCACGCTAGGGAAGAAAGCTGGCTACCTAATGGGCAGTGTCTGGTTCGCTGACTGTGAGACATGCGGCAAGAGCTTCAAGCCGCACCCAAAGAGCAAGGGAAGGTTCTGCGGTCGTGCTTGCGTGACGCGTGACCCTGCCCCAAGCGAGGCACCTACAAGCGTTTTTGGGCTGTCTGAAGCGTCGC